ATGCAGGCGCATGAGGTCAAAGGATTCTGGGTTGATGATGCGCGCGTGAAGATCAAGGTCGCTGCCGACATGTACCCGGTCGAGTTTATCGCCATCAAGAAGCAGGCCAAGAAAGACGGCGGCGGCTGGGCAGTGGAGGCATTTTGATGGCTACGAAAGCCAAGAAAGCGATCAAGCCGGTCTATCTCGTGGTCAGGCGCTTGGTTGACATTGATACCGGCGAGTCTGTGTGGGCTTTGGCGCCACGCTCTGGAATCGATAGTCGAATCATGCGCGAACGTAACTATCGAGCTGGCGACATGCTGCGCGCCGACCTTAAGAAGCCTCGGAATTACAAGTTTCACTGCTTAGTGCATAGGCTTGGCGAGCTTGTGAAGGACAACATCGAGGAGTTCGCTGGCATGGAGGCGCACGCTGCCATTAAGCGGCTTCAGCGTGAAGCGGATGTTTGCTGCGAAGAGCAAGAGGTCGAGATACCAGGCTTCGGAAAATTAGTGATCAAGGTTGCCCAGTCCATCGCCTTTGATCAGATGGAAGAGGGCGCGTTCTACCAGCTCTGGCAGGGCATCTGCCGACACATTGCCGCCAAGTATTGGCCGGACTTCACTGAAGAACAGATCAGCAGCATGGTTGACCTGATGCCGGAGGCCGCATGAAGCCAGTCATCGAGGCGCTGATGGTCTTGATGATTGGAACAGTGGTCAGCGTAGTTTTTGCCGTAATCATCCTGATCCGCACGGCTCAGGGCGCGTGGAACTTACTCGGAGAGACAGATGGCCAGCACGGGAATTGAGCGTCAATCAGCAGTGGCAGAGCGCTTGGCCGTGCTTACCGCACGCAGCAAGCACATCAACGGCGAAGGCTACGGCACCACCAGGGCAGACCCGATGATGATGGCTGGCGCGATGGCTGGCCTGACGCCGCTGCAGCGCGAGCTGATGCACGCCAAGTACATGCTGGATTACCGGGCGCAGGAAACACTGGTGACCATCTACGCCGCCACCATTGCTCGGCAGTACGCGCTGACGCTGCATAAGGCCACTGCCGTGAGCCGGGCGGCGGTCCACTGCGTCGTGCACGGATCGGCCTGCAAGATGTGCATGGGCACTGGCGTGATGCCAGATCAGCGTGAGTGCAAGCGGTGCGATGGTGTGGGGATGCTGGCTGTGAGTGATCGTGAGCGAGCCAGGGTTTCTGGTATCGAAAGAATGGCATTTCAGAGGCATCTAGCTGAAATAGCAGACAACGCCGAAACAGCACTTCGGCGTGAAGAAAGCAGCGCTCTGTCTCTTGTTGGCCGCAATTTAATCGGCGATGCTTAATGACTCAATTTAACAAAGGATGAAATCATGCCGCGCGGACTTTATTTGGAAAAAGGGTGGGTAATGGTCGATTACTCGCCAAACTTAGTACCGATCCCCGTTGATGAGTACATTGCAAAAGGCTATGAGCCAGAGGCTGCATTCTTGCCAAGCAAGGATGAATATGAAGAAGACATGTCGCCAAGCATGTAAATCAATAGATAGTGTTGACGCTGAGCCATTTTGTGCTATCTTTTTTCTATCTTGGGGTAACTGCCCCTGACACCTAAAGCCTCGCCATCGTGCGGGGCTTTTTGCTTTCTGGAATCCCGAAATGAACCTCACACCGCACTTCACTCTGGCTGAGTTCACCCAGAGTCAGGAAGCCGCGCGTCGAGGTTTATCGAACCAGCCAAACGAACGCATCCAAGAAAACCTGCTCATGACAGCCAACGCCATGGAAGCGGTGCGAGCACTTCTAGGTGGCAAGGGCATCAGGATTAGCAGCGGATACCGCTCACTGGCCGTGAATCGTGCCTTGGGCAGCAAAGACACCTCTGCCCATGTGCAGGGCTTAGCTTGCGACTTCATCTGCCCAGCCTTCGGCACGCCGCTTGAGATATGCAAAGCAATCGAGGCATCTGGCATCCGCTTTGATCAGCTGATCGAGGAGGGCACCTGGGTGCATCTATCCATTGACCCGCGTATGCGCCAGCAAGTGCTGACCATGCGCAATGGCAAGTACAGCACAGGCCTCTCCAAATGATTCGTGAAGAACTGGCAGCCGCCGCCGCAAACAAAGCCACAGCAGCCAGCTACATCACATCAGGGAGCGCACTCATGTTTGGCGGCTTTACTGCCAATGAATTCGCCGCATTGGGCGGCCTGCTCTGCGCAGTCGTTACAACCATCGCAAATATTTATTTCAGAGCTCGCGAGAGCAGGAGTAAGTCATGAATCCTGAAAACATCGACAAGACGCTGCAAATTGGTCTGATCGTCATGGCGGCCGCACCGCATGTGGCGGCAATCGTCGGTACGCCAATGCTGATTGCACGTATTGGCCTGATCGCCAAAATCTTCAATTTCCTTGCAGGCAACTACCTCAAGGCCAAGAACGCTAAGTAATGGCACGCCCCAGCGATTACACCGAAGAACTTGCACTGCATATCTGTGCTGAGCTGGCTTCAGGCCGGTCGCTCGTTAGCATCTGTAATGACGATGACATGCCAGGACTCACAACGGTGTATCGCTGGCGGCTCGAGCGCCCTGCGTTCCGGGATATGTACGCGCGCGCGAGGGAAGACCAAGCCGATACGCTGGCCGATGAAATCGTTGGCATCGCTGACGAGTCGATCAACGACACCTACTTAGATTCTGATGGTAACGAGCGCACGAATCACGAGGTGGTTGCACGCTCGAAACTGCGTGTCGATGCCCGCAAGTGGGTGGCGGCAAAACTCAAGCCGCGCTCCTACGGGGACAAGCTCGACCTGACCCATAGCGGCGAACTTAATGTGAAAACACTCTCTGATGACGACCTCGACAAGCGAATCGCCGAAGCTGCAGGCAAAGCAGGAATTGCTTTCGCTGCTGATGGAGAGGGAGAGGCGGAGGTCTGAGGACCGGCTGGCTCGCTATTCGCCCTACGCGAAGCAGCGTGAGTTTCATGAGTTTGGCGAGACCTATCGCGAACGGCTGTTTATGGCCGGCAACCAGCTTGGCAAGACTTGGGCAGGTGCATACGAGGTTGCGCTTCACCTGACTGGGCGCTATCCAGACTGGTGGAAAGGTAAGCGTTTTACCCGGCAAACGACTTGGCTGTGTGGGTCAGAGTCTGCCGAGCTGACGCGAAAGGGCGTTCAGCGCTTGCTGCTGGGTCCGCCTGAAATTAGAGCTTTGTGGGGCACTGGTGCGATCCCGAAGGAGTGCATTGTCGGGCAGCCACTGATGAAGCCGGGCGTGCCAGATGCGGTGAGCAGTATTTCGGTTCGGCATGAGAGCGGTGGCATCAGCATCGTCAAGTTCGCATCGTATGACCAAGGCCGCGGCAAGTGGCAGGCCGACACTCTGGATGGCGTCTGGTTCGACGAAGAGCCGCCCGAAGACATCTACTTTGAAGGCATCACCCGAACCAACACCACGCTGGGGCCGGTGATCGTCACCTTTACGCCGCTCAAGGGCATGTCGAATGTGGTGCGCCGGTATCTCACCGACAAGCCAGCGGGCACGGTGGTGATCAACATGACGATCTACGACGCCGAGCACTACACCAAGGAGCAGGCTGACGCGATTGTCGCGACCTATCCGCCCCATGAGCGTGAAGCTCGTGCCAAGGGCATACCGACGCTGGGCAGCGGCAAGATATTCCCTGTAGCTGAGGAAATGATCAGCGAGCCAGCCGTGCAGATTCCGGACCACTGGAGACGCATCGCCGGCATGGACTTCGGCTGGGATCACCCGACAGCCGCTGCTTGGATTGCCTACGACCTCGATGCTGACTGCATCCATGTCTATGACTGCTACCGGCAGAAAGAACAAACACCGGTTATCCATGCCGCCGCGATCAAACCGCGCGGTGACTGGATTCCCATGGCATGGCCGCATGACGGCCTGCAGCACGACAAGGGCAGTGGCGAGCAGCTGGCGCAGCAGTACGAAGCCCAGGGCGTGAACATGCTGCCCGAGCGCGCCACCTTCGAGGATGGCGGAAACGGCGTCGAGGCTGGGCTGATGGACATGCTCGACCGCATGCAGACCGGCAGATTCAAGGTCGCCGCCCACCTGCACGAGTGGTTTGAAGAGTTCCGGCTCTATCACCGCAAGGACGGCAAGGTCGTCAAAGAGGCCGACGACCTGATGGCCGCAACCCGATACGCAATCATGATGCTGCGCTTTGCCAAGACGAAGCCGCAGCCACGAACCAAAACACGATCAAACGGTGGCACTGGATGGATGAGCTGAAAGCAAAAGACAGCGCTTCGCTCAAAGACGAAGATCTGCTGTCTCAAATGCGAGCCAATAAAGCGGCTGCCGATGAGATTGACGGCCACAACCGTGATGCTTTCGAGGATTCGCTGCGCTTTCTGGAAGGCCACGGCCAGTGGGATGAGAAGGTTAAGGCTGCACGGGCACTGCAAGGCCGCCCATGCCTGACCATTAACAAGCTGCCGCAGTTTGTAGCCCAAGTCGCCAATGACATCCGCATGAACCGGCCTCGCATCAAGGTCAAGCCCGCGGATAGTGGCGCTGATCCCGAAGTGGCAGAGGTCATGGAAGGGCTGATTCGCAATATCGAGTACAGCAGCCGCGCAGATGTCGCCTACGACACAGCCAGCTTCTACGCTGTCGCCGGTGGCCGTGGGTTTATCCTGGTTGAAACCTGCTATGCCGACGACGATGCGTTCGATCAAGACATCCGAATTCGCCGTGTGCAGAACCCGCTGACGGTCTACATCGATCCTGATTCGCAAGAAGCCGATGGCAGCGATATGTCGTGGGCCATGATCTCGCGCCTGATGCCCAAGAAGCAGTTCAAGAAGAAACACCCGAAGTCAGAGGCCAATTCGATCCAGTCTGACGACAACTCGCAGTGGTTCACGGAAGACTCCGTGCGCCTGGCTGAGTATTGGACCCGCGAATGTGTGCCCCGCAAGCTGGCACTGCTCGATGACGGCACGGTCGTGGATGCTGACAAGGTGCCCGAGGGCGCCACTGTCGTGCGTGAGCGTGAATCGCAGCGCTACAAGGTCATGTACCACCTGTGCAGCGGTGCCGAAGTACTTGAGCGCAAGGCGTGGCCGGGCAAATTCATCCCCATCGTTCCGGTGTGGGGCGAAGAGATCAACATCAATGGCAAGGTGTATCGCCGTGGTTTGATCCACAACGCCAAAGACCCGCAGCGCATGTACAACTACTGGCGCACCACAGCAACTGAGCTGGTTGCGCTGGCACCGAAAGCCCCAACATTGCTGACTCAGCGCCAGATTGATGGCCATGAGGATGATTGGGCCGAATCGATCAATACGCCTAAGCCGTATCTGATTTACAACAACGACGCATCGACCCCCATGCCGCAGCGCTTAGAGCCTGCCAGCGTGCCGCAGGGCGTGTTTAGTGAGGCTCAGGTCTGCGTCGATGATATGAAGGCAACGACCGGCATCTATGACGCCAGTCTTGGCCAGCGCAGCAATGAAAACAGCGGCGTGGCCATTCGTCAGCGTGAAATCCAAGGCGACACAGCCACTTTCGTCTACACCGACAACCTGAGCCGTGCGATTGCCCAGGTCGGCCGCATCATCATCGATCTGATCCCGACCATTTACGACACCAAGCGTATCGTTCGCGTGCTGGGTGAGGATGGCAAGGATGAGGCAGTCACGATCAATGAGCCGACCGCCAACGAGCGACTGCTCAACGACCTGACTGTCGGCAAATACGATGTGCAGGTTGAGTCCGGCCCGAGCTTCGGCACCAAGCGCCAAGAAGCCGCCGAAACCATGATGGAAATGATGAAGAGCTTCCCAGGCGCAGGCCCGCTGTTGGGTGACTTGATTGCGCGCAACATGGATTGGCCGGACGCCGACAAGGTGGCTGACCGCCTGAAAGCCATGCTGCCGCCTGAGATCAAGGCGCTTGAGGAAGAGACCGACCTGCCGCCCCAGATTGCCCAGATGATGGAGCAGATGAAGGCGCAGTTGCAGCAAATGGCCGAGCAGAACGCTCAGTTGCAAGCAGCGGCTCAGTCCAAAGAGCAGGAAGCCGAATTCAAGGCTGGCGAGCTCGACATCAAGCGTCAGGAACTGGCGCTGAAGGGCTATGAGCTGTGGCTGAAGGCGCAGCAGGAAGATGCCAAGCGCGAAGCCGAAGAAAACAAAAACGATCAGGACACGGCCATTCAGGTGGCCGAGCTGACGATGGCCTATCGCGAAGACATGATGCAGATCATCGGCCCGATCTTCGAGCGCATCCAAGCCCAGCACAACGAGCTGATGGAAGGCATCACGCAGCCAGTGGTCTTGCCAGCGGGTGAAGAAATGCCGATGGAGCCGCCTGAGCCGAGTATGGATGACCAGATCAAGATGCGCATGCTGGCGGTGGCGGAGTCGCTGTAATGGGCGCGCCATTGGCGGTTTCGCCTGAGTCGCTACTGCTGCTCAAGCTGGCGAAGGCGGTCAAAGAGATCAAGGCCCGTCAGCCTGAGAAAGGCGATGCGGGCCGTGAGCCAACGGCGGATGAGATTTTCACGGCTGTCAGTCTGTGGATGGAGTTTCACCGCGAGGAAGTGCGCGGCGAGCCCGGCAAGACGCCAAAGGCAATACCTGGTCCCTCTGGTGTCGGCATCGATGACCTCGATGTCGAAGATGGCGAGCTGGTTGTCGCCCTGACGGATGGCCGCAAGAAGCGATTTAAGCTGCCTGAGATCAAAGACCGCCGATACAACACAACGCTGCTGGGTGCTGCCGGGACTGGATTATCAAAGAGCGAGGCCGACACGCTGTATGCGCCAATTAGTGCATCGCCTTATGTTGTTGGCGAGATCAAGCACTCACGCTTTACGCTTGGCACAGGGTGGCTACTGCAAGATGGGTCAACGTACAACGTAGACGACTACCCGGCCCTTGGCGCGCTGTACGGCGGCACGGCAGGCGGCACATTCACCGTTGATGACTGGCGCGGAGTACCTATTTTCGGTGCTGATGGCATAAATGCCACCGGTACGCTCACGGGTAGCGATACGCAAGACCTTACGCACACTCACACGATAACGGCTAGTTCCGCAACGGCAGGCGACCACACGCACACCGCGACGGGCAGCACGGCTGGGGCGGGTGGTCATAATCACGGCGGAGTTACGGGAGTTCCATCAGCATCAGTAAGCCGAGGGCCGCCTCAGCTCCTAGGGAATATTGATGTCGCGACAGATACGCACACGCACACCATTGGTTCAGTTGCAGACCACACTCACGCAACGACGGTCACAGTTACCGGCGTGGTAGGCCATACGCATGGAATCACGGCGACGGCAGCCGATAGTCTTGGCTCGATAGACAAACGACCACGCCGAGCTTACGCAAATGTCTATATAAGGGCTTTGCCATGACACACCAAGAACGAGTTGAGCTATTCAAGCGCGTATTCGGGGTGTTCGACTAAATGACCTATCCGAGCAGCTAATTCGTCCTGACGACCAATAAACCAATTTCACAAAACGACCGGCCAAGCGCCGGTTTTTTTATGTCCGAAAACTGCGAAAGCAGCCCGTACCTGTCCGGCCTGACAGGGTCAAAATCCTTGGTGAGAGCCATGCAAATCCAAACGCAAGATGACATTACCGCCGTCGAGGCGACCCCGGCCGCTCCTGCAACGCCCGAGCCTACGGCCAGCCCGGAACCCGTCGCCAATGATGATGAGGCGCAGCCACCAGAACCGGACAGAAAGCCGGACGGTGTGCAGAAACGCATCAATGAACTGACCGCAAAGGCACGAGCAGCCGAACGTCGCGCAGAAATACTTGAACGTGAGCTTGAGGCACGCCAGCGGCAACCGGAGCCTGCAAAGCAGGAGCTGGAAGCCCCGCAAGGCAAGCCAACGATTGACCAGTATCAGAGTTATGACGAGTACGTCGAAGCGCTGACCGACTGGAAGACCGAACAGAAGCTCACAGCACGCGAACAGGCAGCCGAAGCCAAGAAAACCCAAAGCACTCAGCAGGCTGAACATCAGGCGCTTTATGAGCGTCATCAGCAGCAAGTGACCGAGGGGCGCGGTAAGTACAGTGATTTTGACGAGAAGGTGATGGACAATCCTGACCTCCCGATCACGCCCTCGATGGTGAAGGCGCTGTCTGAGAGTGATGCAGGGGCAGACATCGCGTACTACCTCGCAGATCACCTCGATGAAGCCGCTGACATCGCTTCTATGTCGCCAACACGCCAAGCCATTGCCTTGGGGCGAATCGAAGCCAAGTTGGCATCAAAACCACCTGCAAAAACTGTTTCCGCAGCTCCCGCACCTGTCGGGTCACAGCTGAACGGCGGCGCTTCTCCAAGCAAAGTCGACCCCAGCAAGATGACCGATGCCGAGTGGGCCAAGTGGTCAGCAGAGCAGGCCAATAAATCTCGACGATGAGTAAAACATCATGCCTAACACCACTTTAACGCACCAAATGATCGCCCGCGAAGCAGCCCAGATTCTGGCTGAAGAAGCGCCGTTCATCATGAATATCAACCGCGGCCGCCAAGACGAATTTGGTGAAGCCGTATCTGGCTACCAGAAGGGCCAGACCGTCAAAATCAAGATTCCGCCAACTGGCGTTGTCTTTGATGGCGCTCAGTTCGCCGGCGGCGGCGCTGCAACTGATTCGGTTGAACAGTCTGTTGATCTGACGCTAGACACGCAGAAGCACATTGCTCTGCAGTTCGGCGCCAAAGAGAAGCTGCTGGAAATCACGGATTTCCGTGAGCGCATCCTGCGCCCGCAGATGCAGACCCTCAGTTCGGTCATCGAAGCTGACCTGATGCGCAAAGCTCTTGGCGGCGTGCCCAACTTGGTCGGCACTCCCGGCTCCATTCCGTCGGTCATGAAGACTTATGCTCAGGCTCGCGCCCGCATGAACAACTTCCTGAGCCCGATGAGTGAGCGCACCGTCTGCTTCAGCTCGGATGCCAACACTGAGCTGGTTGACTCCTCGCGTCAGCTGTTCAACCCGAAGGCATCGATTGAGCGCGGCTATCTGCGCGGCGACATCGGCGAAGCTCAAGGCGCGATGTTCTACGAGCATCAGTCCATGCCGGTTCAGACCAACGGCACGCAGGCTACCGGCTTCACCGTAAGCGGTGCCGGCCAGTCTGGCACTGTGCTCGCTCTGGCAGGCCTTACCAACGCAGCAACGCTGACGAAGGGGCAGGTCTTCACGATCGCCAACGTGTTTGCAGTGCACCCGCTGACTGGCATTGCCACGAACCAGCTGCAGCAATTCGTTGTGACAGCTGACTTCACCGCAGGCGGTGTCACTGGTTCGATCAACATCTTCCCTGGCATTAAGGCGACCGGCCCGAACAAGACCGTCAGCGCTGCCCCTGCCAACGGAGCGGTGGTGACGCTGGCCGGTGCTGCATCGACCTCGTACCGACAGAACCTGATGTTCCACAAGGACGCCTTTACGGCTGCCTTTGCACCGCTGCCGGTGCTGGCGAGCTGTGAGGGTTACACCGCGCGTCTGCCGAACGGCGTCAGCGTGCGTGTGATGACCTTCGGTGACGGCAACAACGATTACGAGCGCACTCGTATCGATGTTCTGTACGGCTTCACTGTGGTTCGTGGCCTGCACGCTGCTCGTATCACCGAGTAAGCGGTTTCAAGCCGGCCCCTTCGGGGGTCGGTCTTTTTCGGAGGCAGAAATGCACATCCAAGAATTCCCCCGCATGCTTTTCCGTGGCGATGATCAGGTCATCGTTAATGACGCGGATGAGCAAGCAAAAATGATTGGCACCGGTTTCATGAGATATGAGGCATGGCGATCTGGCGAAGTCCCCAAGACTCGCACCAAGCCTGCTACCAAGCCAAAACCGAAGGCAGACTGACCCATGGCCGTGACCGCCCAAGACATCATCACCCGCGCGCTGCGCAAGATCGGCGCGATTGATGCCATTGAAGTGCCTACCGCTGAAGAAATGTCGGATGCGCTTGGTTCGCTCAATGACATCTTGGGTGCATGGTCGATCACTCGCGGCCTGATCACTGCCCAGACCAAGCTGCAGTTGCCGCTGACGGGCCTTTCGACATACACGCTGGGCGAGGGCGGTACGCTGAACATTGCGCGTCCGGTGCGCATCGAGTCGGCCTTTGTTCGTGAGGGCGGCATTGATAACCCAGTTGGCATCGAGCCCATCGAGTATTTCGACGCCGAGTCGTTCAAGTCCGAGCAGGGTACGCCGTGCACAGCCTATGTGCGCTACGGCAACCCATTGGTCGAGCTTTCGCTGTTCCCTGTGCCGAGCAGCGGCGTGCTGCACATGAATGCCTGGATGCCGGTCGATGAAATCAGCGATGCCTATGCTGACTTGGAGATGCCGCGCTACTTCGCCAGCTACCTGCGCATGTGCATGCAGATCGATCTTGCGCCAGATTACGGCCGCGCCATTGAGCCCATGTGGGAGATGCAGCGCCAAGACCTGCGCACCCAGATCACGGCTGTGCATGGTCGCCGCAGTCGCGTGTCGTTTGATATGGCCATCCAGCAGCGCGGCGGTCACGCCGACTTTCATCGGGGCAACTGATGGCTGAGTTTGACATTATTGCTGCCGCTACCAGCGCTCGCAGCAGGGCAGCGTCTGCGCAGCGTTTGCTGAACCTCTACATGGAGAAGCAGGATCAAGGCGTTGTGCTTTACGGCACGCCCGGTCTGCGCCTGTGGGCAACGGTCGGCACTGGCCCGATTCGCGGTATGAAGAAGGCTAACAACGGTTTTGCCTATGTCGTGAGCGGCAATGAGGCCTACAAGGTCGGGCCAGACGCAACGGCAACGCTGCTGGGCACGGTCGCCGGCACAGGTCCGGTAGCTCTGGCCGAGAACGGTGTGCAGATGTTTGTTGCCGCAGGCAAGCCGAGCTACATCATCACGCTGGCCACCGGTGCGATTGCAGAGATCACTGATCCGGATTTCCCCGGCGCGGCAATGGTCGGCTTTCTGGATGGGTTTTTCCTGTTCAACGAGCCCGGCACCGGCCGTTTCTGGGCCACCAGTGCCTATGACGGCAGCATGATCGATCCGCTGGACTTCGCCACGGCTGAAGGTGCGCCCGACCCGCTCATGTCTCTGCTGATCGATCACCGTGAAATCTGGTTGTTTGGCACCGACACGACCGAGGTTTGGTACAACGGCGGCAACCCTGACTTCCCGTTTGAGCGCGTGAATGGTGCGTTCATCGAGCATGGCTGCGCAGCGACATTCAGCGTGGCCAAGGCTGACAACACGGTTTTCTGGCTGGGTCAGGATGAGAACGGCCGTGGCGTTGTCTGGCGTGCTGAAGGCTACACGCCGCAGCGTGTCAGCACCCATGAGATCGAGAACAAGCTGAGCCGCTACGCCGTGGTGAGCGATGCCGTGGCGTGGGTCTACCAGCAGGACGGCCACCTGTTCTATGTCCTGAACTTCCCGACCGAAAACGCGACGTGGGCTTACGACATTGCGACTGGCACTTGGGCAGAGCGTGGCTATCGCAACCCCGAAGATGGCCTGATCGAGCGCCACCGAGGACAGAATCACATGGCCTTTGCCAGCATGAATCTGGTTGGCGACCACACCAGCGGCAAGATTTACGAGCTCGACCCCGACTGCTACGAAGACGATGGCCAGCCCATTGTGCGCGAAGTGGTTGCGCCGCACTCCCGCACCGGCAAGCGCGCTTTCTATGCCGAGGCCGAGATTCGCATGGAGTCCGGCATTGGCCTCACCGAAGGCCAGGGCAGCGAGCCTCAAATCATGCTGCAGATGTCTGACGATGCCGGCCGTACTTGGGGCAGTGAGCACTGGCGACCCATGGGCAAGATTGGCGAGTACCAGACTCGCGCCGTCTGGCGCCGGCTGGGCTCGGCCTTTAATCGCACGTTCCGAATTCGCATTACTGATCCGGTACCGGTGTGCCTGGTCAATGCCCGCGTGGAGTTCACGCAATGACCGGCATCAAGATACGCGTCAATGAGGCTGATCTGCTGCGCGCAGGCTGGCCGAGAGATGCCGTCAATGCGCTGCGCGGCATCATCGCCGTGATTGGAACCAGCGTCAGCATTGGCAGCGTCAGCGACCTAGAAACACTCATCCTGACCACGACATCAGGAAACGCCAGAGATGCCAACACGGGCGCTCAGATGCAGGCATTAGCCGATGAGCTGGGACAGGTTAAACGCAACGCAAACGCCTTTCAGCAGGCCGTCAGCCAACGCCTTGACGCATTGGAAGGTCAGCTGCACCGAGCACAAGAGATTCCCACGCGCGTGGACGCCATCGAGCGCGCCATCCGCACCAACAACCTTCAGCAGCAGATCAATGAGCTGCGCGATTTCACCTTCGGAGCACGATAAATGGCACTGACCTACGCCAAGCTATTTGAGCCGGCACAGCTCACCACCTCGCTGGTGACGTTCTACACCGTGGCTGCCATGCCTTCGACCAACTTGCTGCGCAATGGCCGTGTGCGACTCAGCAACACCACTGCCGGCGCTGTGGCTGCGGATGTGCATGCAGTGCCGTCTGGCGGCTCAGCCTCTGATGCCAATGCCTTAGCAAAGGGCGTTGCGGTCCCTGCCAACAGCTCGATCGACATTGATCTGCCGATCATGAAAGTAGGAGATTTCCTACAAGCCAAGGCTGGTGCCGCGACCTCGATCAGCATTCACGCTATTGATGGGGTGGTTTTCTCTTGAAGAACTTTCTCAAGGTCGCAGACGGCATTGATGTGCTCCCGTTGCTCATGGCCCTCAAGAGCCACCCCGAGCTGTGGGATCAGAACACCTTACGCACAACGCATCCGGGCACGCCGCACACGCAAGTCAGCGACATCTGGCTCCGCTTCAATGACCTGCAGGCCGGCGTAAACGCTGTGGCTGACGAGCATGATTCGGTGAATTACCCAGCGTTCTTTGCGTTGCCGCAGGCTCGGCCACTGATCTTCGGACTCATGGCTCGCGTAGAAGGCGAGCGTCTTGGCCGCTGCCTCATTACGAAGTTGCCGCCAGGCGGCCGCATCGAACCGCATGAGGATGGCGGCAGTCATGCTGCCTACTTCGAGCGCTTTCACATCGTTCTGCAAAGCCAGCCTGGCAATGCCTTCCGCTGTGGCGACGAAACCATTGGCATGCGCCCGGGCGAAGTCTGGTGGTTCGACAACGCCGTGGAGCACGAAGTCATCAACAACAGCTCCGATGACCGAATTCACCTCATTGTCGACATCAGGACGACCAAATGATTACAACGCATGTTGAGCTATTTGCCGACAATTTGCCGGAGCTTCAGCCGTTGCTGCCGCTGCACTACGAAGAGCTGGCATTGAACCAAGACAAGGTGCCGCTTGACCCGCAGTTTGATGTGTATTTGCAGCGCGAAGAGCAGGGCGGCGTGCTGTTCATCGCCTTGCGCGAGGCTGGTCAGTTGATTGGCTACTTCATCGGCTTCATTGCTCCTGGTCTGCATTACCAAACCTGTTTGACGCTGACCATGGACATCTTCTACGTCCACCCTGATCACCGCGGTGGCGGTGCTGGTGCTCAGCTTTTCAAAGCTGTTGAAGCTGAAGCCAAGCGCCGTGGCGTGCAGCGCATGTTCGTCGGCTCAAAGCTACACAAGGATGCTTCGTGGCTGTTTCAACGCCTTGGCTATGAGCCCTGCGAAACCTATTACACCGCTTGGATCGGAGACTGATCATGGTTGCAGCAGCAGTTATTGGGGGTGCCGTTGTTGGCGGAGTGGCATCGAGTAAGGCGGCGTCAAAGGGCGCCAAGGCACAAACCAACGCCGCTAACCAAGCCAACGAAACCGAGCGTTATATCTACGATCAGACCCGCGAAGACCAATTGCCTTGGCAAGATGCCGGACGTGCGGGGCTTAACTCGCTTATGGGCTTGTATGGCTTTGAGCAGAAGCCGGTACCGGGCACGGGCAAAGCAGCAGTGCCCGGAACGCCAGCGGGTTCAGGCTTATTAGGTGCATTTTTACAGCCAGCCAAGCCTGGTGAAGCAGCTATTCCGCCCGATATGGAATGGCAGCGAGCAGCCAATCCGAGTGGCGTCGCCAATTCCTTCATGACCATGGATCCCGGCTATCAGTTCCGACTGAAAGAAGGGCAGCGCAATTTGGAAAACAGCGCAGCAGCACGCGGCGGCCTGATGTCGGGCAACTTCCTCAAAGCGACCACAAAGTACGGTCAGGACTACGGGGCCAATGAGTTCACCAACATCGCGAATCGTTACTCGGCGCTGGCTGGGGTTGGGCAGGCCACAAACCAGAACTTAGCTACGGCAGGCCAGAACTTTGCAAACTCTTATGGCCAGAATGTGCAGAACGCCGCCTCAGCAAGAGCCTCTGGATATGCTGCAAATGCCAATGCTTTCAATAACGTGCTGAACACCGGCATCAACGCTTACGGCGCTTACAAAAACGGCTATTTCAACTGAGGCTAATCATGGCTTACGACATGGCAGCTGCTTTGCAGCAATTTAACCCGATGAATGCCTATGCTCAGGGTGCACAAATGGGCCAGCAGGCCCAAGATCGTCGCAAGGCGCAACAGTTGGCAGAAAGCCGAAAGGCTTATGGCAAGAACGCCATGATGGGCATGGATGGCCAGCCACCAGATATGAATGCTTACGCGAAGGCATTTGCCATCGATGCAGCTCGTGCTGGTGATTTCGAGGCATTTTCAGACGCACAGAAAAGCATTGGTGGCGACATTGAGTTCGGCATGAACCCACAGCAGGGCGTTGATCCGAGCAGTGGCAAGTTGAGTTACTTCGTCACCAACAAGCAAGGGCAGCCGCGATTTCTAGGTATAGAGGCGCAGCCAAAGCCGGTATTTCAGGGCGGTTTCCAGATTGATCCCGCCTCCGGCCAGCCTATTGCCGAACTGCCGATGAGCTCGAAAGATCGCGCCATGATGGGGCGACAGGATCAGCAGTTGCAGGTGACCTTGGCAAATCTCGGTATGACGCAGCAGCGCATGCAGACTGAAATGCAGGAAAAGGCTCAGAAGCAACAGCTTGAACTACAGGCGCGCGAAAATGACCGCCGCGAAGCTGCTGCTGCAACAGATATTGCGATGGACAGTCTTAACACGCTTACCAAGCACCCTGGCTTAAAGCTGGGCACAGGTAGCTTGCTTGCGCCTATTGCGAGAAACATTCCCGGCACAGATGCCAAGGGCTTCGCCGCTCAGCTTGAGCAGTTCAAGAGCCAGACATTCTTACCGGCCGTGCAGCAGATGAAGGGCATGGGTCAGCTTTCCAACGCTGAAGGCGCGGCACTGCAAAAGGCCGTGGGTAATCTCGACCCTGACATGCCAACGGCTGAGTTTCAACGCCAAGCAGCCAAAATCATGGCGCAGATGAGAGCCTACCGGCAGCGCAAGTTCGGTGATCTTCCTGCCACGACATGGGGCGGAAGCGCGCCTGCCGCGAACAGTGCGGCGCCCAAACCCGGCACGGTGAAGAATGGTTATCTATTCCGTGGCGGCGATCCGGCAGACCCCAAGAGTTGGAGCAAAACACGATGAAGCCATGGGAAGAGTATCAGCAGCAGCAAGCGCCGCAGTCTGATGGCCCGTGGACTCAGTACGCAGCGCCAACGCTGGAAAACGCCATTGCCAATACGCCAGAGGTCGGCGCGCTTACCGTGCCAACGCCGCCCCAACGCAGTGGCGTGACGCGCTTTCAGGACGCCTTCACCGAGAGCGTGCTGGGCATTCCTCGTGGCGTGCAGCAGTTGGCCATTCAGGCTGGCGGTTCGCCCGAGCAGATTGCAGAAAATCAGGTAGAGACTGATGTGCGCCGTGGCCAGTACAACAAAGACATCGGCACGCTGCCGGGCTTTGCTGGCGCTGTTGCGGGGCAAATGGTTGGCGGGGCTGGGCTTTATGGCTTGGCCGGCAAGATTCCACGTATCGGCAAGACGGTTCAGCAGGCAGTGCTGCCAGCTACGGCCGGTCGCGCTGCTATTGTCGGCGGTGCTAACGCTGGCTTACAGCCCGTCACCAGCGATGAAAGCCGTTTTGCCAATGTCGGCATGGGTTCCGTGGGCGGCGTGGCAGGCTATGGCATGGGCAAGGGGCTGCAAGCGATGCTTGATCGCATGACCGGCGGGCAGATCAGCAAGCGCATTGCTGAGCGCGAGCTTCGTGCTGCAGCTGAGCGAAACCCTCAGCTATCCCCTAATTCTTTAGGCGGAATCGATGTTGATAGAGATGCGCTTGATGATGCGCTTCTAGACGCAGGAATTCGGTTCGCAGAGCTGCCTCCTGACTCTCAGAATTTGGTGAGGCGCTATGTTGCCCAAGCTATCGCGACCGGCGGCAAGGTTTCGCCAGCAGAGGCTGCTCGACAAGCACTCACCAACTCGCTGCCAGTGCCCATTCGCCAGCTCACCAAAGGCCAGCGCACCCAAGACTACGCCCAGCAAGACACCGAAGGCGTATTGGCCAACACCAGTGCCGGTGCGCCGATTCGCAACCTACGCAACAACCAGCGCGAGCTGCTTGCAGCAAACGTGGATGCGGTCGTCGATCCATTCGGCAATGCGGTGAGCCCGCAGCTCATGGGTCAGCAGGTGCGCGAAGAAGTGTTGACGCGCCGCAATGAGGCTAAAGCAGGGGTTCGTGCGCTCTACAAACAGGCCGAGGACGAGGCGGGCGGAAAGATCGTGCAGCCCAATGCGCTGGTGGACTTCTTCGAATCCAATGCGGGGCTTGAAGGAATCGGCGAGCTGCTGAACCGTGCCAAGGCGCTCAAGATTGTGAGCGCTGATGCAGACGGCAATCTGGTCGCCAATGCCGTTCCGCTGGCAAAGCTTAATGACCTGCGTCGTTCAGCCACGGTGGTTGGCGGCGGTGCTGACCCGACCAAAGGCTTCTTCGCCGGCAAGACGAAAGGCGTGATCGATGACATCGTGGCGCAAGAGGGCGGAGACGCCTATTCGGCTGCGATTGCTGCGCGCCGCAAGATGGGCGCAGAGTTCGACAACAACAAAGGCGTCGGTGGTCTATTAAAGAAGGCTGGCGGAAAGTTCGGCCAAGACTTCGCGCTGGCGGATGAGAAGGTGTTCGGCCAGATCATCAAGCAGGGCTCGATCGCTGACCTGAAGAACCTCATCAAGCTGAACCCTGAAACGCTATCTCAGGTGCGAGCCAATCTCGGCAGCCATCTGCGCGAAACGATGGTGGGCGAGGTGAACGGCACCAAGACGATCTCCCTGCTCGGCCTTGAGCGTGAAATGGCCAAGATCGGACCGGACAAGCTCAAGATGATTCTGGGAGAAGCGGCGCATGCTCAGCTCAATCAGATCGTGTCAGCGGCACGCCTCATCGAGCGCAAGCAGCCAGACCTTGCGGGTGGCAGCCAATCGGCAGCACGCCTGATGAATCTGGGGGGTATGGCGTCGGGGATTCTGGAGCGCGTTGCAGGGGCAGTGCCGGTCGTGGGCAATTACGCCGCAGCTGGCGTGAAGACCGCCGGTGAAGTGGTGAAGACGAAGGCCGCACTTGCGCCTAACAACATTGCTGAGGCCTTGGTGCGTGGCTCAAGGCCCGTCACTGGGGTTAACGCCCTTATGTCGATGTTCGGGGGCGCTGCGCTTCCAGGCTACGGTAACTATGCGCCAGAGGATCTGCAGCAGCAGTGATGCGATCTCAATAAAGAAGTTCATCACGCGCTCGACATAGGGCGCAGCGAGAAAAATAAGCGGCATCGCACAGGCCATGACCAAGGCCTGCTGTGGAATACCCGGAATCCATTCGTTACCCATCTCAACCTCTCAGCCTGCCTAGCGCGGGCTTTTTGCTTTGGAGCAAAACATGGCCAATTTGATGCCGCTGCCGAAAATGAGCTTCTCCGATAGTAACGGCAGGCCGCTAGTCGGTGGCAAGGTCTTTTTCTACGATGCTGGCACGAGCACACTCAAGAATACCTACACCGATGCCTCTGGCGCTACGCCTAATACGAATCCAGTCATCTTGGATGCTCGCGGCGAGGGTTCGATTTGGCTGCTGAACGGATTCTATAAGGTCAAGCTCTGCACGCAGGCAGGCGCTGAGATTTGGACGGTAGACAATGTGTCGAACAAGGGCGAGGCGGTTAGCGTTAAAGACTTCGGCGCTAGGAGTAATACGGATAGCACTGTCGCTATTCAAGCCGCCTTCAACTCGGTAACGACGGATGCATCAATCACGATTCCGGCGGGCAAGTACCTTATCTCGGACAACATCACGCTTTCTGGCAAAACTGACTTCACGCTTATTTGCGAGGGTGCTGAGTTTGTGTTGGCCGCTGGCATCACCGGCCTATCGGTAGCAAACTGTCTGCGCTTGGATGTTATCGGTTCGCTAAAATTCTCCGGCAGTGCGACGGCGACAGGCTTCACTATTGCTGGCTGTGAGGATAGCTCTTTCCACGGCCTTGAGACTAGAGGACTGCTAATCGGCGGCATACTCCAGCCACCTGCCACTGCGGTTTACGGCGGCGTTGGCGTGCCTACACCCACTGATTTCAGCGGCTTCTCCGGGAAGAACTGCGGCACCGGTCTAATGGTAACGGGCGAGTATTACAACATCTCCGGTGCTGAGGTTAAGGGTTGCTCATCGCACGGACTTAGAATTCAGGCAGGTAATGTTGGCGTCGTTGGCGGCCAGTACATCGGCAACCGAATCGGCATATTCATCGAGGGCAGCATCAGCAGCAACAGCGACCACGGCAAGATCATAGGCGCAACAGTAAGCCATAACCTGGCAGCCGGTATCTATGTGAAAAACACTTTGTTTTCGTACCACATCACCGGGTGTGAAGTGTGGGCAAACATTGGCGACGGCACTGCAAACGGCCAGCTTACCGAGGAAGGTCGGGTTACATCTTTCGGCGTCTACCTACAGAACTGCGAAAACATAAACATGACGGGAAACACCATTGCCCGTAACCGAGTCAATGTCGGTATTGACGGCCTTGTGACTTCCGCAGTGTCGCCAAACAACTTCATCAGCGACCCTGCTCGCACTACTTCTCATGTGAAAGAATATGGTGCTAACCACTCCACCTTCGGCGTCAATGCTCAGAATAACTACGGGCACAATGTCTACGATGGCGCGCTCCTTGGCGGCAGCACTAAGCGACTTGAACTCCTGCAAACAAGTTTGTCAGTAGCGCACAACACCTTTGGATCTGTCGGCACAACCGGAAGCCGGATTGTTTCGCTGGACGGCACCGTCTCAGGGAATGTGTTTGTAGACGGAGACTCTGATTTTATAACCCTGACAAGCAACTGCCCTGCGACTATCACACTCGCACCAGCTCAAACATTCGGGCAGCAGTTCGAGGTTTCTTACCTTCAGGCATCTGTTGGCGCTACCAAGTCGGTAACACTACTGGGAGCTTCGGCAAGCACTTCGATCATGTGCGCAGGTGTTTCACTATCCGGCACCACGCTAACCTTCAAAGAGAATGGCGCTTACAAATTCATCCCGTACGGCAGCGGCGATGGCAAATGGGTTGTTGTAAGGTCGGGCGGATTTGAGGCAGAAACCGCACCAACGCTGACGAATGCGTGGACTAACTTAAACGCCGGTCAGTTCACATCTGCCGGTTTTTTTAAGGACAGTGATGGCATGGTTAACCTTCAGGGAGCTTTAGCGACTACTGGGGCATCGGGGTCATCGGCATTCACATTGCCAGCGGGGTACCGACCTGCGAAAACAGTGACGATCCCTATCGCCGCACCTATCGGCCTCACGGCATTTGTCCAAATTGATACTGCCGGGTTGGTGATGCCAAACTACGGGGCTGGTGCCACATTTGTCAGCCTAGACTCCGTGCAATTCAGGCCTCTTTGATGATCGAGCCCTAGACAAGAACGAGTCGCCGGTGTGGGCGTTCTGGTTGCTGCTAAGAAGCAAGGCATTGTTTTGCTAGTGACTAGTACATACCGCGATGCTGAATCTCAGAATGCGCTATATGCTCAAGGGCGTACGCTTCATGTTTGATTTCAAGTGACGCATGGCTTAACGCCGGGCACACTTTTCGGCACATCTGCTGGGGTGATTAGTGTTTGATAGGGGATTGAAACCACAACATATTGTGTTTTACGCCCCTATTTTCCACTGCAATACCGACTTTTGCAGGTTCAAATCCTGCCGTCTTGAAATGCAGGGCGGAAGCATGATGGGAAAATTATATTAGACAGGACGGTTTATATTAGACAAGCGCCCACAAAAAAGCCCCAGTGATGGGGCTTCATTTGCCTGCTGAATCAGCAGGTTATTTGGTGGGTCGTCCGGGACTCGAACCCAGGACCAATTGGTTAAAAGCCAACTGCTCTACCAACTGAGCTAACGACCCATGCTGATTAACATGGAGCTAATCAAGCGGCGCGTAGTGTATTGCCTAGTCTGGCGTTGGGCAAGTGCGGCGACGTTTAGATGACCATAATTCCGCCATTTCTTTTCAGCAGGCGCTTGGCGTGAGTAACCGATGCGGTAACGGCGATAGCCCGAGAAGGGCTTTTACCAAGAGCCGGTAGCTGTCTTTATCGAGAAGCGCTTGCGTGGGTGTTTGCGCAATGCCTTCAATTTCGTGAGCGTGTGCTGTGCTGCCTAGCCAGCACCAGTGTTGAATGACGTGAAAATCGGTGTCGCCATTCCTGGCATCGGTTTCGGTAATAACCACGGCGCCATCAAAGGGCCAAGTCATCACCGCGTGTGCAGTTAAAGCGGCTTGCAGGCGTTGGTTGTGGCTCATGATGGTTTCACTGCCGTCGCAGAGGCCTTGGCAGCGCTTCAGCTGGCGTGAGGGGCAAGGGCGCTTGAGTCGGCGCTCCAGGGCTAGTGCGTAATCGCAGAGCCCGTGGTTGCTGGCCAGTTGACGCAGGAATTTGCTGCCAGCGGCGGGTGAGGTGAACAAACCGTAGAGCGATTGGGCGGTATTCACGGCATCGCTATCGAGCCAGTGAGGTTGCAGCAGGCCATCGGGGTTGGTAGCGAGCGTGAGCGAGATCAGCTTCTGTTGCCGACGTAATTGTCGGTTATGCAGGGGCTGTAGGGTTTTCACATAGCGCGCCTCGCGGAGCAGAGCACCCAGTTCACCGGCGGTGATCTCCCACGTGATATGCCGTACCTGCTGCGCCATGCGCATTTCTTTGGCATCGCTGATGTCGTTGCTGAAATGGCTGAGTACGCGCTGGCGGATGTTCTTCGCTTTGCCGACATAGAGCAGGCCACTGTCGCCATGAAAAAAATACACGCCACAGCGGGTGGGCATTTCATCCACCAGAGTTTCATCTAAATACGGCGGCAGGCTGGGGCGCTTTTTCAGCGTGCTGATGGCGGTTTGAACGGCACTGAGGCCTGCTTGCTCAAGCGCATCTTGGAGGCTGTCTAGCGTTTGCCGGAGGCGTTCACTGGCGTTCCCCTTAAGTGGCCAGACCGGAAGATTCAGCGTTTGTCTTAGCCGCTGCGCACAGAGTGTGCGGAGCTGTAGGTTTTGATCGGCGCGTGCCCAAGTCGCTTTTAAATAGGCGTAGTGCAGGCGTGCACTGTGAGCGATGAGCCAATGGTTTTGCCAGAGGCCGTTGATCGGGTGATCGGGTGTGGTCAGCGGCGCGATGTCGGCGGTGCTGGACCAGTGTTGCAGGTTCACGGTGTCGGCGTTGAGCGTGGCGAGGCTGAGCGCAGTTAGGTGGTCACGATGATAGCGTGGGCCACTCAAGGTCATGCCGGCGATGACCACGGGCTGACCCAGCGCTAGGGCAAGCGTGCGTAGCAGATCAGCGTCGCGGGAGTGGCTGTGCAGGTTGCTTTGTGTGTTGGACATGGCGCGCACCCTAGCAAGTTTGGGTGCGCCTGCAAGTCTACAGGGCTAGCTCGCCACTGAGATGGAGGGGCGTTGCTCTTCCAGGCCCGCCATGCGTCGGGCGACGCCCATGACATCGCTCAGGTCTGCGCTAAACACCATGTCGGCATAGGCTTGCCAGTGGCCGTCGCTGTTGAGCTCGTAGAGCAGCCAGCCATCCGGGTCTTCACTATGCAGGACTTTTAACACCGGATGTGCGACCAGCATTTCGGCATCGAGGGCGCGCGCGTGCTGCTGCACAATAAAGGCGTCATCGTTGAGGCGATAGCTGAAGTCTAAGTGTGTTCGCTCGCTGGGGAGTGGCCGGATTTCGGCCATCAGCGTTTCCAAGTGCTCTGTGACGCGGGCTTGTAAGCGGGTGTTCATCAT